ATTAGCCTAATCATTTGCTTTTCTATCATAGAATATCTCCCTTATTTGTTCTGTGTTATAATATTTTAAGTCATCTTCTAGTGGTTTAACAATTATATTTTCAAACCCAGATGATCTTAAATCTTTTGCCATGTCATATGCTTTTGTTGTAGCATCTCTGTCTAGGCATATATATAAATTTTTATATGGTTTCAAGTGTGACTTCTGTACTTCTTTTAATTTTGTACCCATGATTGCAATACCAGTTAATATATTT